TTTACAGCCTGACTAAGGCCACCGGCGCCGGTACAGATGGTGTTCAGGGCGCTGTGGCCTACTGGGACAACAGCGCCAAGAAAGTGACTGGCGTTGCCGCAGGCAACACCGTCATCGGACACTTTCTTGTAGCTGCCGCCACTGCTGACGCTGCTGCCACTGTGCGCCTCAGCGTTTGATGCTGAACGATCTTGCCAACCGCGCTCTTCGCGCCTGCATCAACGTGATGGGGGAACCCGCCACGTACCGCAGGAACGAAAGCGCCTGGCAGATCCGTGTCATCTTCCAGGAGGCCTACATAGCCGCCGATCCCGAGACCGGCGGCCCCGTCTCAACCCTGCAGCCAGTGGCAGGCATTGACTCCTGGGACTTGACTATTAAGCCCAAGAGCGGCGATCGTGTCGACGTTCGAGGCAAGACTTATCGCGTGCGCGATGCGCAGCCTGACGGTCACACTGGTGTGACTCTCTACTTGCAACGCGAGTCCTGATGACCGTCTTGCTTCATCCGCGCCATCAGCTCCGCCACGCAATCCGCGATCGGCTTGCTTATTTTCAGGAAGGCCGTCCGTATGACGGTTACTGGACCCCTGCAAAAAATCGGGTTTACGCCAATCGCTCAATCGAGATCGACCCTGACGAGCTTCCGCTTGTTTTAGTGAACTGCAAGGAGGAAGAAGTCGAGCTGGTGAACCGTAGCGATTTTGACGGTGGCTACCGCCGGACGCTAATGGTTCACGTTGAAGGCCTTTGCGTGGCCTTGGACAATGTGGACGACGCGCTTGATGCCATGGCGCTAGGCATCGAAACTGCGCTTGATGGGCTTCTGGTCCAGGGACTTGAAACGGCAATGCTGCAGATGGTTCGCACGGAACTGGATGTCGACCGAGACGGGCAGCTCCCAATCGGCGCTGTTCGGATCACATACCGCGCGAACTACCTGAGCTACCGTGTGGGTGTTGATCTCGGCCTTTGGGATCGAGACTTCCCGGACAACTGCCCCGCGCCAAGTACCACGACCCTCACTCTGCGGAGTCATGTGCCGCAGGGTTCCGTAGACTTTGACCAAATGGTGATTTCCAATGGCGACAACTAAGCGCACCCGTAAAGAAGCACCGGCAGGATTGGATCAGGCTGTAGCAAGCCAGCCCGCAGCCGCCATAAAGCCTTCCGATTTGGCCGACTTCCTGGGCCTCAAGGATGCCAACGGGGATCAGATGCGTCAGCTCCTGCAGGCTGCTACTCTGACCGCCTTCAAATTCATTGGTTCCGAGGTTCCTGCTGAAAAGCAGAACCACCTGTTTAATCAGGGTGTCAAGCACTTGGCCGCAAAGTTCTACGCCATGGGCACCTCTGATCTACAGAGCGAAGCAGACATCCCTGGCGTGTGCCGGTATTTCTTCGTGCTGGTGCAGCGTGAGCTTTCAGGTTCCAAGAAGTAGCAGGCGAACGGGCGGCGTTGGCGTTTTCGAGAACACCGAAGGCGCTCGCAACACCGAGAACATCCTCCGCACCGGCAAGGTCAAGGAGGTTGATCTTGAGAAGCGGCTTGTGCGCGTCTGCATTGGCGAGGATGGCTCGCCTGGCGGCTGCATCGAGACCGCGTGGCTGCCTGTGCTGGAGGTGTCAGCATCTTCCACACGCGGCGGCCTGTCGTCGTGGGATCCGCCCCGAGTCGACGACGTGGTGCAGATCTATGCGCCCGGTGGTGAGCTGACGACGGGCCTGATCCTGTCGTCCATGTTCATGCACAAGGACGACGCACCGTTTGGCGATCGTGCAGAGGGCTATGAGTTTGGAGAGCTTGGCGAGCCGCGCGACGATGTATGGCGTCGCCTTTTTGGTGACGGCACCCTGATCGAATACGACAAGGGCAAGAGCCTGGTGCGGGTTGAGACGCCGGGCTCGGTCAAGGTGCACGCTTGCGGTCAGGTGATTATCAAAAGCCCGTTTATCAAGCTGGACTGCGACGCCTGCCACATCACCGGCAAGCTGCTGCTGTCCGACAAGGTGATCGGCATGGACAAGGAATTGAAAGGCAACGCTGTACTCGATTTTCTTGGCGATCCGATCCACCTCAACAATCAGGGCGGCGTGTTTGGAATAGCTGGCAGCCTAATCAGCACCTTTGGTGTTACTAGCATGTTCAGTGCCCTAGGCAACTTCGGAAACATAGGCAATCTGTTTGGCAACCTTACGCAGGGCTTAGGCGCTCCCATGTCCGGGTTGACAAGTTTTCTGGGTAGCACCGGCCTGTCGAGCTTTATCCCAACCGACATCTTGGGCGCTGGTATGAACGCACTTGGCGTAGGCAACTTGATGGGCCCGCTGTCCAACGTGATGGGCTTTATCGAAAACCCTAATTCACTGCTCAGTGATCCCTGGGGAATGGCTGATTTCGCACTCGACATCGCAGGTCAATTCGGCCTCGATGTGCCGCCGCAAGTCGGCGTTGCGCTCGATGGTTTTCAAACTGTCAGCGGCTGGCTCAACGGCGGCGAGATCAACGTAAACCAGCTAGTGCAGGTAGCTAGCAGCAGCGGCCTGCTGCCAAGCAATGTAGCGGGAATGGCAAGCACTGTCACAAATTTGTTGAGTAGCGTCTCTGGCCAAAACGGCGCACCAGAACTTAACGCAACAAACCTTATGGCAGGTCTGCGTTCAAACCTTGCGGCAATTACAGACGAAGGGATTGTCGACGCAATACACGACAACGGTCTCGTGCAAACCTGGGAAATGCTTTTTCAGGGCGAAGTGCAACCCGGAACAATGATTGCAAATTTTGTAGACAGCGGCGACATCAACATTGAAAGCCTTCTTAACGTAGGCACTCCGCTGCAGCGCGATCCAAACGTAAACACCCAGCAGCAAGACAATCGAACCGAAGAGCAGCAGGAAGAAAGTCCAGGGAGCAGCGACTGCGAAATCACATTTAATCAGCCGGAACAGGCCGGCAGCGGTACTGACAGCACGAACGGCACCTATGGCTGAGGCCAGGCACAGCAGCCCGCCTAGAATTCGTCCAAACACAGAGCCCGCTAGATGAAAGGGATGAACCGAGAGGCTGGGACCTCTCTTGCGGGCTTTGATCATCTTCGCCAATCAGTCGCGGACATCCTCACGACACCTAAGGGCACCCGCGTGATGCGTCGGGACTATGGCAGCGACTTGCCGCGCCTTGTCGACCGAGCGGTCAACCAATCCCTGATCGCAGCCATTAGAGCTGAAACCGTGGATGCGCTCTCTCGTTGGGAACCGCGCCTACGATGCGAGAGGGTCAATCTGCTGGAGGTGGGCCAGGGGTCTGTGACTATGGACCTCACGTTCACCTACTTGCCTGACGGCCGGGAGGTGACGCTTCAAGATCTGCGCATCGGAGGCTTTTTGTGACATACACCATCAGCAACCTCCCTGAGCCGAAGCTGATCGAGGCGCTTGATTACGAGAGCATTTTCCGCTCCCTGGTGGAGGACTTCCTTGCTCGGCATCCTGAGTACACCGCGCTACTCGAAAGCGATCCTGCGGTAAAGCTGCTGCAGGTCTTTGCCTACCGCGAGCTGATTCTTCGGCAGCGAGTGAACGATGCCTTCAAGGCAACGCTGCTTGCCTTTGCAGAGGGTGGTGATCTGGATCAGCTTTCCGCGTTCTACGGCGTCAACCGTCAGATGCCGGAAACCGATGAGCAGCTCCGCAATCGCACTATCGAGCGGATCAAAGGCAGCTCAACTGCTGGCGGTGCCGCCTGGTATCGGTATCAAACGCTAACAGCTGACAACCGTGTGGCCGACGCTTTGGTGACCAGCCCGGATGCAGGCCAGGTACGGATCGCCGTGCTTAGCCATGAAGGCGAGTTGATCAACGAGGCGACACTAGAAGAGCTGAGCGTGATGGCTCAGTTCTACGGCGTTGCGCCGCGCATACTGACTCCGCTTGAAACCGTTCAAGCCTTTCGCACCCGCGTGCGTGCGGGTGCTCTTGGGATTGGAGGTGATGGCACCGCAAGTCCTCAGCTCTTGGCAGTGCTCGACAGTCGGCTCCAGAGCGATTCTGTGCGAGTAATTACGGACACTGTGGAGGTGATTGGCGCGACGATCCAAACCGTCAATGTCAACGTCCGCGTATTCCTTTTTCCAGATCAGTCGCCAACAATTCTTAACAATCTTGAAGCTCGCATCCGGGAAGACTTCCAAAAGTCCGCAGGTCTTGGCTGGGATCTCGCACCAAGCTGGCTGATCAGTCGCTTACACGTCCAAGGAGTGCAGCGCGTTGAGCTGGTGAGCCCGAGCGCCGTTGTCGTTGCCAACTCCAATACTGCCGTCGCGTTGGGTTCGTTCACGATCACCATGGCCGGTTATGACCGATGACCGCAACGGATCTCCTGCCAAGTAACTCGACGCAGCTTGAGCGGGATCTTTCCCGTTCCGGCGACTTTCTTCCCCGGCTAGGCCCTGGTGTTCAACGGATCCGCGATGCAAAGCGCAAGGACATACCCGATTCGGTGGTGCCTTGGCTCATCTATGAATACGGCTTAGGCGAAATTTTGCCCTATGTGCCTGATCTGCGACAGGCGCTAGCAAAAGGCATTCAATGGCAACGCCTGCGCGGCACACGTGCTGCGATTGGAATTGGCCTGAGCTGGATTGGATTTGATGCAGAAATCGAAGAGTCGGAAGCAGGCACGCTTCGCTGGGCCGACTTTCAGCTCGGCCTCGACCAAGCTCCGCCAAACCTTGAATTTACCAACAACGTCATTCAGGTTTCGCGCCTTTCAGCTCCAATCCGCTCGCGGCTGTTCCGCATTTATGGCGGATATGACCATCGCCGTCTAAAGCTCGACGATCACGTCCTAAGCGGTGGCTCTTGGCTGTGCGACCACACCGGAGTGTACCTCCGAGAAGACTGGCCGCAGCTTTCTTTCGGGCGCGTTTTTCAGGAAAGCGCCAGCTTCACTGACGCTGCTGTCTTTACTAGCAGCGTAGAACGTACCCACACCGATCAAGGTTGGTATGAGGATCGAATGATCCTCGACGTTAACCAGCTCAGTGAGTTGGTATGGCGCGAATGGCACATGGTGAACATGGGCGCGGTAATTAGCCGTGGCCATCTCACCGAAGCGGGGCCATGGTGGCAACCGACAAGCACCTGGACAAACTACGCCTGGGATCAGGGGCTTGATTGGGCCGGACTGGTCAACCGGATACAGCCTGCGCTTAAGTTTGCCAAGGCGGGCGTCTACCTCAGCGATCAGTGCATCCTGGGCGAGACCAATACAGTCCTGCCAGCACTCATCGAGGTCGAGACCGGCGTTGGTGCGTTTTTGCTTTCCGAAGGCGACCCGACGACAGGCGAGAACCTGCTCAGCGAGCACGTCCGCAGCGTTGCCTATCAAGAAATCAACGAACGCTTCGATCGGGATCACTCGACTGTGTTTGTCGCGGCGGCAGACGTTGCCAGCCACGTCTGCATCAAACGCGAGCATCGTCGCCTGGTTGATGGTCTCGATGACCAGTTCCTGCTGGATCAGCACCTGCTCAGCGATTGGGAACTGGTTTCTGATCGCGCTGCAATCACCCGCAATCACATGCTGGGTCGTGCGGCAACAACCGAGACGCCAGACACCTGGGAGGCAATTTCCTGGAATCAGGGTACGTGGTGGCTTGGCTCGCTTCTATTCGTCAACAACAGGACCGACAGCAAAGCCGGCATTTATCTTTCCGAGGGTCAGCCCCTGGGCGAGACCAACACACGCTTCAACGTCGCTGAAGAGCTGGAGATCGGTTATGACCCGTTCTTGCTTTCAGAAGCGGATCCAAGCCAAGCGATTACTGCCGCCGATTACGACGCTCTAGCGGACTACGGCTACCTCCAGGAAAGCGGGCAGGGTGTTCTTGTGCTCAGCGATAGCAACGCTGACAGTGGATCGGGGATCCTCTCCGAGCACGTAAGCAACGCGCTTCTTGTGCTTCCTGCTGCGGAGTATCAGGCCAGCGGTCTTAACAGATTGTCACAGCACCTTGTTTCTTCCGTTTGGGTTGCGGTCGATGAGGTGTTCGAACGCTTCCACCACATCTTCGATCCGCACCCAGATCCGATAGGAGGCATTCAGACCACAATTACGCGGGAACATCAGCGTGTCATTGATGGCCTCGACGATCAGTTCTTGCTTGATCAACACCGTATCGGTGAGTTCAGCACGATCGTCGACATTGGCTCAGTCAGCCGGGGACATGCTTACAGCAGCCTGGGCTTGGTCCGTCATCCTGCAACCTGGGATGACAGCGACTGGCAAAACAGCGCGACCTGGTATGGCCTTGGTGCGGTGCATGTCACCAGTCAACCGCAGGCGCACTTGTTCCTTTCTGATGGCTTGCTGCTAGGTGAGACCCTTGCGGTCCTTGGAGCAGAAAGCAATCTTCGTATTGACAGGACGCATCAGATTGAAGATCTTGTCGCCAAACCTGTGGGCGGCGACCTCGAAGTAGTTGAGCGTCACACACAGCGAGTAATCCGCGCACTCGACGACCGGTTCTTCCTTAGTGAGCACCTGCTCTCTGAGTTCAACGTCGCGTTCGGCGAGTTTCTTTTTGTTAGTCGTGAGCATTGTGAAACCGCGATTGGTCAGCCGCTGTATCAGACCCACTGGGGCGCAGCTGACTGGATTCAGGCGGGCCACGAGTGGTCGCTCACTGAGAGAGTGGCCGGCTGCAACACCAGATTCCACACTGCATGGGCCACGTACACCACAGCCACATTTGAGACGCGATTGCATGTCCGCACGCTGCTGCCTACGACATGGCACTGGTACACCTGGAGCACCTGGGACACAGGCTCCTGGTACGAATACGGGCCGGGCTACACCTGGAACCACGGTGCCGAGCAGGAGTGGCAACTTACCTCCTGGGGCCAGGCAGCCTGGATCGAGGGCACTGAAGACTGGATAGGCTTGGCGATGTGGGCAACGCAGCTCATCCCGTGGAACCCAACCTCACTCAGCATTGAAACCCGTCATTCAACCCACATCTAGACTTACGCATAGAATGACAACGACTCAGGAGGCCATGGCCTAATGGCAACCCTTGTAACAACAGGCCGAGCGGGCTTAGCCGCCTCGGTGGCCGCACGGAACATCTTTCTCGGTGTGGGCGCTGGCGATGTTCAGTGGGACTCCCTCGGGACCCCTGCTGAAAACATCAGCTCAACTGGGCTGGCGTCTGCGCTGGGCTACCGCAAAACCGCTCAGGTGTCGTTCGTCATTCCTGCTGCTGAAGGCGCAATCGTCCTGCCCAGCGGGCGCTACGACGTAAGCCAGACCCAGACAAACTACCTTTACCTGCGGTTCACCCTCGACTTTGAGGACATTAACAGCAGCACCATTCGTGAGACTGGGATCTTCCTCGACGCGGTAACTGGCGAGGGTTTGCCCCCTGGTCAGATGTTTTTCTCTCCGTCGCAGGTGACCGCTCAAGGCACCCTCTACTTGTTAGAGCATGTGGCGGCAATCATCCGCACACCAGCGACCCGCGAAACCTTTGAGTTCGTCTTGACCTTCTGAGGCTGCCATGACCCTCCAGGCCTACTACAACCGATTTGACGCTTCCAAGCGTTACGACGAATTGCTGTTCCGCGCCAGTCGCGGTCTGCAGTCCGCAGAACTGAACGAAATTCAGGCGGTCATGAGCGACCGCATGAAGCGCCTCACCGATGTCCTGTTTAAGGATGGCGGCGTAGTGCGTGGCGCTTCTTGCGTCATCAACCCGCAGACTGGCGCAACACAGCTCACTGCCGGCGCCATTTACGTGCTTGGCGCAGTTCGTGAAGTTGCAGCTAAAGATCTGACCATCCCCACCACAGGCAGCCTGCAAATTGGCGTGCGTGTTGTCACCGAGACGCTCACCGAGCTAGAGGATGCAAGCCTGCGTGATCCTGCAGTCGGGACCAGGAATTACCAAGAAGCCGGCGCTGGGCGGACTCGGCGCACAATTTCTTGGGGATGGTCTGGCGATGGCGGCCCTGGCGAGTTCTACAGCGTTTATGCAGTCCTCGACGGCGTGCTGGTCACGCAGGGTGTGCCTCCAGCTCTCGATGGCGTTAAGCAGCTTTTGGCTCGTTATGACCGCGACGCTAATGGCAGCTACATCGTCAACGGCCTGGAACTAATTGCCCTTGGCAAAAACAATGGCCAGACTCAGTACATATTCTCGGTGTCTGATGGTGTTGCCAACGTTCAGGGCACCAAAATCGACAAGCCGACTGCCACCTTTTTAAGCTACGGCATCGATCCTGATCTTCAGCAAATTAACAACGAACCCAAAAGCTCGGCGGGCACTAGCACTCAGACTCTGACTTTGAATCGCAAGCCTCTCAATGCGATTCAAGATGTTGTAATCACGGCACAGAAGACCGTGAACATGACTCACGGCGCCTTCAGTGGGGCACTCGATCTGCTGCCTAACACTGCGGTCTTGAGCATTGTGCAGGTAAAACAGGGGACAACTATTTACACCCAAGGCACCGACTATGTGCTCACTTCTGATCATGTGGATTGGAGCTTGCCTGGGGCTGAGCCTGCGCCTGGCAGCACTTATGAGGTGACTTTTCAGCACCTCACTAGCGTCACTCCGACCAACATCGACCCAGATGCTGGCACGTTCCAGATCACCGGAGCTGTTGCAAGCAGCCTCGTACTGATTGACTACAACTGGAAGATGCCCCGCTATGAAGTGGTGGCTCTAGATCCTGAAGGTTACTTCCACCGCGTTAAGGGCGTGTCGTCAGCGTTCAACCCGGTAGTTCCGTTGGCTTCTGCGGGTCAGCTGCAGATTGCAAGCTACTACCTGGATTGGTACTCGACCAGCACTCCTAAGGTGTTCAACGACGGCACTCGTGTGGTGTCGATGCGTGAGCAGCGTCAGATGAAAGACTCCATTGTGGAGCTTTACAATCTTGTCGCAGATGAGCGTTTGCAGCGAGACATTAGCTCCCGCGAACCAAGCTCCAAATACGGCGTGTTCACCGACCCGCTACTGGACAACGATTTGCGCGACGCAGGCGTGGCTCAGGATCTAGCGGTGGTGTCGCAAGAACTTCAACTTGCCGTGATCGGCACTCCCGTGCCCGCTGCCCAGAACAATCTCACCTTTAACCTGCTTCCGTATCAGGAAGCTCCTGTGGTGCAGGTGCTTCAACGCACTGGCCAGATGGCGATCAACCCTTACATGGCATTTGATCCAATGCCTGCGATCGTCACCCTGAACCCAGCGGTGGATCTCTGGACAATCACCGACGAACAAACCAATTTCTCTACTGAGAGCTTTGTCTTCGGCTCAGGCGATCGGTCAAGCACCACGGTTAGCACCGTCACCTCGCTGGTGTCGGAAGCCAACAGCGCGATTCAGTTTTTGCGTGAGCGCAACGTCCAGTTCACTGTGACTGGCTTTGACGCAAACGAGCCCGTCCAGCAGCTCGTCTTCGACGGCCGTCAGCTTCCTGTGACTGGCCTAACCGCAAACCTTAGCGGCACGATCACTGGCACCTTTGCGATTCCTGCAAACGTGCCCTCTGGGTCGAAGAGAGTTGAATTCATTGGCCAGCAAGGCAGCTACGGCGCTGCCACTTACACCGGGCAAGGAACTCTCGTTGTACGTCGCTTCCAACAGACAACGACCTGGACGACCTGGCGCTGGTGGAGCCCCCCACCCCCGCCGCCTTGGAGGGGTTGGGATCCCCTTGCACAATCTTTTGTGCTTGAGACCGGTCGCCACGTAACAAGCGTTGACGTGAAGTTTGCCGTTAAGGGTGGGAATAACCCTGTCACTGTGCAGATCCGCACATCTGACAACGGATTCCCAACCTCTACGACAGTTGTGCAAGCCTCTATTCCGGCTAGCGCAATCACGACTGACAACGTGTTCGTTAAGGCTACTTTCCCCTTCCCGGTCTACCTAGAAGGTGGTGTGGAGTATTTCATCGTGCTGCTCACCGACGATGCCAATCACGCGGTGCGCGTTGCTGAGATCGGCAAGTATGACTCCACCACGACCCGCTGGGTCACCGCCCAGCCTTACACCGTGGGCGTGCTGCTAAGCAGCTCAAACAACGTCACCTGGACGCCGCATCAGGACAAGGATCTCACCTTCCGCCTGAACGCAGCCGAGTTCACTAACACTACCCGCACGGTGAACCTTGGCAGCCTGACCGTCTCTAACATGACGGACCTAATGGCTGCTGCTCCAATCGAGCAGCCCAGCGATCAAACACGGGTCACCTTCCGCTATACGCGCAGCAACGGCGAGGTCTTCAGCCTTGCGCCTTATCAGGCGCTGCGCTTTGGTACAAGCATCAGTGACACGTTGCAGGTAGAGGCAATCCTGGAAGGCAATCAGTTTGAGAGCCCGACTCTTTATCCAGGCATGATTTCGATCCCTGGCACGCTTGACACGTCTGGCATTTACCAGGGTCGAGAGTTTCAGCTCTCTACTGGCGGCACAACTATGCGTGTGATCTTCGACGCTAAGATCACTGGTTCGGCTGCGGTGACACCTCAGTATTTCCGCAACGGTTCTTTCCAGTCGCTCACCCTCGACAAGGTGGTTCCGATTGGTGACGGCTTCGCGGAGTATGTCTACAAGGACACCGGCATTACTGGTCTCACCGCGACAAAAATTAAACTCAACATGAGCGGCTCTGCGGCCTTCCGGCCTGCTGTCCGCAACATCCGCGCCGTGATGGTCTAATCCAATGCCCACCTACCAAACGACAACAGGGCGGGCCTACCCGCTCCCGTATCCCTCGAACCTCCTAGCTGATGACGTGCAGCGTCTACGCGACGCTCTTCAGGCCATCGACAATGACATCGTTGCTCGCCCTACAAACAGTGCTGTTCAGGGGCTAGTCGATCAGACTGTCGCCAGCTTGGTGCAGTCAGCTCCCGCAACGCTCGACACGTTGAATGAGCTGGCTGCTGCGCTGGGTGACGATGCCAATTTTGCGGCCACAATCGCAACGCAGTTTGCTGGTGTAGAAAGCGCAGTCGAGGCGCTTGAGACTGAGTTGCAGGCTCAGGTCACCGCCCTTAGCGGTGTCGTCACTGCGCTGACTACTTGGCAGATTGTCACATCCAACGCCACAGCGGCGGCGAACAGCAGGCTGTTTGTGAAGACAAGCAGCAATGCGCTGACAATCACTCTCCCGTCGGACCCAGTGCTCGGCACTTATGTGCAGATCGTGGATGCGACGAGCACCTTCCTGACGAATAACTGCACCGTTGCCAGGTCCGGTAGCCTGATAATGGGTCTAGCCGAAGACCTTGTGCTCAACGTGAAAAACGCATTCGTCACCCTTGTGTTTTCTGACGCCAGCTCTGGCTGGAGGATTTCCTGATGTCAACTCTGAAAGACTTTTTTGCCAGCGGCGGATCGGGTGGCGACGGCCCCCGCAATCAGTGCAAGCTGTTTGAGAGCCATGGTTCTTACACCTGGGTGGTGCCTAGCAACTTCAACACCGCTGTCCCTTTGATCGTTCGTGTCTGGGGTGGCGGTGGCTGTGGCGGCATGTCTGGCGGCACTGGCTCCGCCTATGGCGGCGGCGGTGGCGGCCTAGCAATCAAATCGATTTCGAGCTTGGTGCCCGGCGCAAGCGTGACCGTGACCGTCGGCAAAGGTTGCCGAACCTATAACGGCGTCGGCGGCAGCAGCTCCTTTGGGACTCACTGCTCAGCAAGCGGCGGCAATGCCGGTCACAACAACACGGCAAACCAAGGGTCATCGGCGACCTACGGCGTCGGCGGTATTGGCATTGGTGGCGACATAAACCGTCGCGGTGGTTCCGGCGGCGTCGGTGCAAACGGCTCCAGCTCTGGCTATGGCGGCGGCGGTGGGTCTGCACCCCATCCCGATGGCGATCGCAACGGCTTTGCTGGCGGCGACGGGACTAGCTACGTCGGCGGCAGCGGCGCTTCGATTTGCTTCACAGGCAGCACTGCTTACACCAGCTATACCACGGCGGGTGGGGCAGGGACTGCCGGTTACGGTCAAGTCGCGCAAAGCACCAGCACTTATTACAGCTACGGCGGTCAAGGCGGCGCTGGTCTGCTGGGCGCTGGTGGAGTAGGTGCATCAGCCAATACTTATTCCAACAACAGTATTGGCACGACGCCTCCAGGCCACGGTCAAGGTCACGCGATCTGGTCGCCTAACTTCATTCTGCTCGGCGGCGGCGGCGGCGGCGGTGGCGCCAACACTTCGCACTCCTCGGAGCGCGGTGCGACCAATGGCGGTAATGGCGGCCCTGGCGCAGGCGGTGGCTCAGCTGCTGCTTACAACACAAGCAACAACTCTTCCTACACAAATGGAGGCAACGGTGGCGTGCTCGGTGGCGGCGGCGGCGCTGGTCAGTATTGCCAGGGTGGCAGCGGCGGCAGCGGCGGCGGTGGTGGGTGTAGTGGTTACGCCATGTATCCTTCTGAGACCGTCAACCATGGGTGGGGTGGCGATGGCCTGATCTTCATCCAATACGCAATCATCGTCTGAGTTTTGCCATGACCAAACACGCTCGCATCCAGGATGACGGCCTAGTGCTTGAGATCTGCACCGCAGATCCCGCCACTTTGTTTGTCGAAGAGATTGCCTCTCAGTTTGTCGCCGTACCCGAGACCGTCGAGGTTGGTGATGTGAAGAAAGGCAACACATTTCAGAAGGTTGAAGTTGCTCTGCCTCCTGAGCCTGAAGCAAGGCCAAAGGTTGTCTCGCAGTCTGCGTTCTATTCGGCGCTTTCAAGCGCCGAACGGATCGCGCTCCGCTCAGCTCAAAGCACCGATGCCTTAATCGATGACTTCCTAATGATGCTTGAGACAACCGGCAATGCTGAGATTTCGTCTGCTGATGGTGTAGCCGCCTTGGCTCACTTCAAAGCGCAGGGCTATATCAGCGCAGGCAGCGTTGACAAGATTAAAGCTCTTGCTAGCTGATGGTCGTTCGAGCGAAGACCGGAACCGCTCGCATTGAGCATGAACCCGGACCACCAAAAACGACTCGTCAGGGCTACGGGCAGCGGTCTCGGCCACGTCGCAGAGGCCGCAAGCCTTTGCGCGGTCAGGGGCGTTGAAGACCCCTAGAATCACACTCAGGAGGATTTTGCGACTATGACCACGACCTTTCTGCATGGCGTCGAGGTCCTGGAACTCGACACAGGCATTCGACCCATCCGCACCGTGCGGTCGGCGGTCATTGGCTTGATCGGCACTGCTCCAGGCGCTGACGCAGCCGTGTTCCCTTTGAACACGCCTGTCCTAATCCCTGGCAGCCGCGCTATTGCAGGCAAGCTGGGATCCACAGGCACTCTGCCGCCTGCAATGGACGGCATTTTTGACCAAGTGGGCGCAACTGTTGTCGTTGTCCGAGTGGCTGCAGCTGCAACTGAGCTGGAAACCTTGGCCAACGTAGTGGGTAACTCCACCGCCTACTCAGGTGTCTATGCCTGGCTGCGCGCTGAGGCTGAGCTGGGTGTGACGCCCAAGATTTTGGTGGCTCCTGGATTTACACATCAGCGCATTGCCGACCCAGACAACGTTGGCAGCTTTTTAGTCAATCCAGTGGTGGCCGAGATGTTAGGCATCGCCCAGGATGCTGTGGGTTTGGGTGAGCGCCTTCGCGCGGTCGTCATTGCTGACGGTCCTAATACTGACGATGCCGCTGCTCAGACCTACGCTGCCGACCACGGCGACGATCGCCTTTATGTGGTGGATCCTTGGGCTCGCGTGCTTTCAGGTATCAACTTTGTCAACCAGCCTGCGTCTGCTCGGGTAGCTGGTGTGATCGCTCGCGTCGATGCTGAAGTCGGTTTCTGGGAATCTCCCTCAAACAAGCTCATTCAAGGCATCTCTGGCGTGTCCCGTCCTGTGCCTTTTGCGCTAGGCGACGCCAACTCCGCAGCAAACTTGCTCAACGAATCCAAGGTTGCCACGATCATTCGGGAGGAAGGTTTCCGCCTTTGGGGCAACCGAACCACTGCGAGCGACAGCAAGTGGCAGTACCTGTCAGTACGCCGGACTGCTGACATGGTGAACGAGTCTGTGCTTCGCGGTCACCTCTGGGCAGTCGATCGCTGCATCACTCGGACTTACCTCCAGGACGTTGCTGAAAGCGTGAACGAGTACCTTCGGAGCCTTAAGGCTCGCGGTGCAATCCTTGGCGGTAGCTGCTGGATTGATCCTGAAGCCAACGGTCCAGGCAGCATTGCGAACGGAACCGTAACGTTTGATTTCGACTTCACCCCCTGCTACCCGGCAGAGCGTGTGACGTTCCGTTCGGTGCTGACCAACGGCTATCTGACCGAACTGCTCACCACTGACAACTGAGGTCCGTCATGTCATTACCTAAGACCCTTCGCAATTTCAGTCTTTATGTGGACGGGCGCGGCTACGCCGGGCGCGTTACTGAGCTGACCCCTCCGACCCTCTCGGTGCAGACCGAGGAGTATCGGGGTGGCGGCATGGATCTGCCTGCTCAAATTGACATGGGCATGGAGGCGATCGAGTTTGAGTTCACCCTGGCCGAGTATGACCCCGAAGTGCTGAAGCTCTTTGGTCTGGTCAATCAGAACGCTGTGCAATGCACCATCCGTGGCGCACTAATGGCGAACGGCGAGACTGCGACCTCGATCGTCTACAACGTCACGGGCCACATCAAGGAGCACGACCCCGGTTCCATGGTTGCTGGTGAAATTACCGAGGCCACGTTTGTCATGGGTCTCCGCTACTACAAGCTCACCATTGGTGGGTCTGTGGTGCATGAGATCGACGTGGAAAACATGACCCGGATCATTAACGGCACCGATCAGCTCGAAAGCATCCGCACCGCAATCGGCATCTGATCTAGATGAAAACCCGGCCCACCACACCGATTGATCTGGACTACCCCGTCGAGGTTGACGGGGTTCAGGTTTCAACCCTGGCCATGCGCCGGCCCACCGTGGCTGATCAGCTGGCCTTCGAAGAAGGCAAGGGCACTGAAGCCAAGAAGACCGTCAACATGATGGCCGCCTTGTGCGACGTGCCCCCTGCCAGCATCCAGCAGCTGGACATTGTGGATTTCCAAAAGCTCGCCAACGTTATGGCGGGTTTCACTGGGCCCCAGGACGAGAGCTGAGACGTATCTGCGTGATTGTCGCCAAGCTCACCGGCTGGGGCCTGGGAGATCTGCTTAGCCTGACGCAGGAAGATCTGCTTGCATGGCACAAAGCAGCCGCTGAAGTCGAAAAGGAGATCGCGGCCAAGACCAAACGGAGGTAAGCAATGGCCGGGGCAACTAGCCGGATCACCGTTGAGATTGGAGGCAAGCTAGCGGCGTCGCTAGCGGGCTCGCTCCGGGCGGCACAGACCCAGGTCTCCAGCTTCTCTCGCAACGTCACCCGCACGTTTAACGACGCGGCAACCGCTGGAGCCAAGGGCTTCAAGGGGATGCTGCGGAGCGATACGTTCCAGGTGGCGGCAGCTGGCGCGGCGTCGATCGGCTTAGCCCTTGGCCAGTCGGTGCGGACCGCTGCGAAGTTTGAGGACTCGCTTACCGAGATCGGCAAGATCAGCGGATCCAGTCAGTCGGAGCTAAAGGCGCTGGGCGCACAGCTGTCGGCGCTGTCAGCCCGCAACACGACCAACCTGGCACCCACGGTGCTGGCGCAGGGCGTCCAGGACCTGGTGGCCCAGGGCTTGGACCTTAAGGATGCTGTCGCTTCGATGGAGGCGCTGGGCAAGGTTGCGACCGCAACCGGCTCGGAGCTGACCGACGTTACGAAGACCGGCTTTCAACTTCAAAACGCCCTCAAGATCAAACCGACTGAGCTGAAGTCCACGTTTGATGCGCTCGCTTTTGCAGGCAAGGCTGGCGCGTTTGAGCTTAAGGATATGGCCCAGTTCATGCCGACCATTGCTGCGGCAGCTGGGACCCTTGGCATCACCGGCAAGAGTGGCGCGGTGAGCCTGGCGGCCATGATGCAGATGGTGCGCAAGGACGCGCCGGACGCAGGGCAGGCGGCGACCCGGATGACCGACGCCATGCTCAAAATGACCGCGCCTGATGCGGTCAAACGGTTCAAAAAGTTCGGCGTCAACATCGAACAGGTGCTCGCCAACGCCAAGAAGAAAGGCGTCAACCCGATGGAGGCTGCGCTCGACGAGCTGCAGCGTGTCACCGGTGGTGATGTCTTCAAGCTCTCTCAGATCTTCGGGGACAAGGAGGCCAAACTCGGCCTCATGTCGCTGATGAAGTACCGCAAGGAGTACGAGAAGCTCAAGGCTGACGCGGGCGGTGATGCCGCAGCTGGCACGGTCGAGCAGGACTACCTGAAGTCGATCAACACCTTGAACGGCAACCTCAACACCTTTAAGGCCACCACCGAGCGGTTGGGCATCGCCCTGGGCAATGCTCTGCTGCCGGCGCTGGCGGTTGCCGCCAAAACGATCACCCCCCTGGTGGAGGGCTTTGCTGCGCTGGCGGAGAAAGCACCTGGGCTGACGAGCACCATCGTGGGCGTGGGCGCTGCGTTCGTCGGGCTGGTGGCGGTTGCACCGTTTGTCGCCAGCTTCATCAGCGTGATCTCGTCGCTGGGAGCTGCGATCAAGGCGATGAGCCTGGGGGCCACCATCGCCGGATGGGCTGGCGCGATCGGCCCTGCCATGGCTGCGATCGGTGCGGCAATTACCGGGCCCATCGGCATCGCAGTGCTGGCCATCGTGGGCTTGGGCCTGGCGTTCAAGGCTCTATGGGACAAGGTGCCGGCGTTTCGGAAAGCGGTGACAAGCGCCTTTCAGCGCATCGCCGCCAGGTTCCAAGCCACGTTCGGTGCGATCAAGACAGCCCTCAGCGGGTTCCTAAACTTTCTCGGGGGCCTAGGCAAAATGGTCGCCGGGGCTTTCACCTTCAACCCTGGGCTGATCGCCGCCGGGTTTAATCAGGCGCTGGGCGGCGTGCGCACCATGGTGTCGGCATGGCTGGGCTGGGTGCGAGCGATGATCCCCAGCGGTCTGCGGGGCGCGTTCGATCAGGGGCTTGCCGTGGTGACCGGTGCGATCGGGCGGATCAAAAGCGCACTCATGTCGATCGGTCAGGCGCTGTGGAGCGGCGGCCTCAGTCAGATGTTAAGCGGGATCGGCCAGGCCTTGCGCGGCGTAGTCGGCGTAATCAAAGGCATCTGGAACACGATCGTCGGCATCTTTACTGGTGACGCCACAAGAGCGGTGGCTGGCATAAACCAAGCCTTCGCCGGCCTGCGCAACATCGTGGGCGGCTTGAGGGCGATGTTATCCGGTGCGTTCCAATCCATGGGCACGGCCGCAGCAATGGCGTTCAACGGCCTGCGGACCCTGCTGACGATGGCTCAGACGGCCTTCAGCGGGATCGTCAGCGCCGCGATTTCGCTGGCCCAGCAGATCATGGGGGCGCTCATGCAGATCCCCAGCAAGGTGGGCGCCGCGTTCGCTGCAGCCAAGGCAGCGGCGGTGACGGCATTCCAGGGCATCGTGGCGTTCATCAAATCGGTGCCCGGCATGGTGGTCGGCGTCGGCGAGGCGATCATTGACACGATCATTCAGGGCGTGGTGTCTCGGGCCCAGGCGCTTTACGCCGCCGTAAAAGGCGTGTTCGCCAATGTGCGCAAGATGATGCCCTTCTCTGACGCCAAGGAGGGCCCTTTCAAGTACCTAACCGCTAGCGGCAAGTCGATCATCAGCACTCTGGCGGACGGAGTTAACGAGGCATCACCCGTTCTGCATAATGCGATCCACGCCTCCGCCGCACATGGGATGCGCGGAGTGGCCAAAGCCCAGCAGAACTACAACCCGCAGCAGGGTCAGCAGCCCCAGGCGCAGCCGCAGCTAACCGCAGCTGGCGTGCCAATGCTCAGCCAGCCATTCATCCCACAGTACCCCGCCAGGCCCACGGCACCGGCTGCCCAGGGCGGTGGGATGCTTGGCGGCCTGGGCCAGCTGTTGCAAGGTGCGGTCAAAAAGTTTGCCCCTCAATACAGCGGCCTTTTGTCAGGGGCCATGGGGATGCTCCAGCAGCTCAACTCCCCACAGGTGCCCACGCCAGCGCCCGCGATGGCAATGGCCGGGGGCGGCACCATGGGGATGAACATGAACCCCACCGTCAATATCAACGTGGCCGGCACCAACGCCAGCGCAGACGAGATTGCCCAGCAGGTCACTATGGCCCTGAGCGGGTTCCTGTCTGATGCGGAGTCGGGCGTCCGCGCCTTCCTAAACGACTGACCATGGCAGCCCAGATCCTGATGACCCTTGGCGGGTTCCAATTCGAGATCAACACCGCAGCCCACGACCAGCTGCAACGGCAGAGCGCCTACCGCTGGGAGAAGCAGGACCGTCTGGGGCGCGAGCCGGCGATGCAGTTCATCGGCAAGGGCGAAGAAAAGATCAACCTAAACGGGGTGATCTACCCCCACTTCAGGGGCGGTCTGGGCCAGCTCAACACCATGCGGACGATGGCCGAGGGCGGCGAGCCGCTGCAGCTGATCGACGGCCTAGGCAACGTGCTGGGGCAATACTGCATCACCCAGGTGCAGGAGACCCAGACCGTCTATGTGGGCCCAGGCATCCCCCGGCACGTGGATTTCTCAATGGAGTTAGCCCGCTACGGTGAGGACCAATTTGGTGGCGGTAGCAGTGGTGGCGGTGGCAATGGTGGCGGTGGCTGGGGCGGCTGGTTCGGCGACCTGTTTGGGGTGATCGCATGAGCAGCCTTTCCCAGATTTACCTGACCCAGCAAGGCGACGAGCTAGACGAAATCTGCTTCCGGTTTTATGGCTACAGTCGCGGCTCAACCGAGGCGGTGCTTGCCCTAGAGGCAAACCGCGAGCTGGCCCTTCTGCTGCCGATCCTGCCTGAGGGCATCAAGATCACCCTGCCGGCACTGGCCCCGTTACCACCTGAGCCACGATTAAAGCTCTGGAGCTGACATGAAACCTGGGTTCCGCGTCACCAGCAGCGGCAACGACATCACAAAGCAAATCGCTGATCGTTTGCTTTCGATCAGGGTGCAGGACGAGGCTGGGCAGAAATCTGACACTCTTGAGATCAGCCTGGATGACCGGGGCCAGAACCTGCCGCTGCCTGAGGCCAAGGTCGAGCTGACCGTGGCGCTGGGCTACACCCACAACGGGCAAAGTCTGCAGGACATGGGGACCTACGTAATTGATGAGGTGGAGCTAAGCCACCCCCCAGCTACGGTCAAGATCAGGGCCAAAGCGATGGAGATTAGCGGAAAACTTAAACAGCAAAAAACCCGCAGTTGGCACGAGAAGACAATCGGCCAGATCGTGACCCAGATCGCTCGCGAGCATGGCTTGACCCCGCGTGTGCATTCGCGCTACGTCAACCGCAAGATTGATCACATTGATCAGACCGCTGAAAGCGACGCGCACTTTTTAACCCGCCTTGCTGGGCTGCACGGAGCCACATCCAAGCCAGCCGAAAGTCAGCTGATCTTTAACCCGGCTGGCGAAGGAGTAGGGGCATCAGGCCAGCAGCTGACTGCCGCGACACTTGACCGGGCCCAGGTGCAGGACTACCGAGCCACTATTAAGGACCGGGGCGCTTACAGCAAGGTCGTGGCGAAGTACCACGACAAGGAGACCGGCACGGAGAAGTCCCTTGAGGTGCCGGTGCCCAACAGCACGGCGGGCGGGGGCATCGGCTTTCTGGACTCGCTGTTCGGGATCATTAGCGGCGGTCTGATTGGCGGTGGCGGCAGCACTAGCTCTGGCCCTAGCTACCAGGACCGCAGGCTGCACGCATCACGCGAGGAGGCAATGGAGGCAGCCAAGGCTCGGGGCAAAAGTTTGGCCAGCGGTACGGTCACAATCGACTTGACCTGCGCGGGCCGACCTGACATTTTTGCCGAACGCCCTATCAAGCTCACCGGCTTCCGCGATCCACTGAACTCGACGTGGATAATCCAGAGCGTGACGCACGAATACTCAAGTCGGGGCTATCAAACAAAAATCACTTGCGGCACCAGCGGCAAGAGTGGCGAAAGCACAGGCTCTACCAGTTGAACAATGCCCTCTAGACTTAAGCCTGAGAGACATGAGGCCATGCTCGACGAGCAGGTATCGCACGCCGACATCTACCACAAACTTGGGGCGCTCGAAGGCAAGGTTGACGCTTTGATAGGGGCACTCTCAGAGCGAAAAGCAGAGCTGGACGGATTGTTCAGCCGGATGCGCGATCTTGAAAGCAAGCTGGCTTGGGTCCTAGGAGCAGCCGCCATGCTCAGTTTGGTAGTGCCAATCCTTGTGACCATGGCTGCGCCGCGTTTACTTTTTGAGCACCACAACCCTCCAGCTCAAATGCGATGACTGACAAACGCAGCGAAATTGAAGATTTATTACCGTTCTTCACGCACTACAAAGGTTTGCCCCATCAGGTCGCTGCCATCCGCGAACTGTATGAAGCGATGCCGGCAAGCCTGAACAGTCGAACGGCTAAATGGAAAGACACTTACCGAGCAGCCGGGAAGCAACCTGAGCCAGCGCCCAAGACAAACCCGCTCAGCGTGCATTACTACTCACAGCGGGACTCAGCTACTCAGCACGCCTTGCGGATGTGCTTCTCCAGCAGCTGCGCCATGTTGCTGGAAACTATGAAGCCGGGCACCTTGAACGGCCCCAACGGCGACGACGCCTACCTTGGCCGCGTGCTGCGTCATGGAGACACGGTGGACGCCGGCGCACAAATCAAGACCCTGGCAACCTATGGGGTGCAGGCTGCGTTCACGCAGAAAGCCAACTTCGACACGGTGAAAAAGCAGATCGACAAAGGAATCCCGGTGCCGCTTGGCTTTCTTCACAAAGGCCCGGTCAACAGGCCCTTAGGCGGAGGCCACTACCTCTGCGCCATTGGGTACGACGACACGAGTTTGGTTGTCCATGACCCGTTTGGTGAATGCGATCTGGTGTCGGGCACCTATGTGAACAACTGGGGGGCGAAGCTGCGTTACAGCTACAAGAACTTCGGCCCACGCTGGATGGTTGAAGGGCCGGGTTCCGGCTGGGCCATACTGGCAACGACCTGAGAAGGCCGCCGGTTTGCTGCTCATGTTCCCGCCGCTGTGGCCCTGGCTGCACGCGGGACGCAAACCAACCACCGGGCCGAAATACATTCTCGGCACCTACTTGCACTACATCTAACCTGGAGTGACCCCGCCATGTTTGACGTGGACGTTCACCATCTTGAATACATCGGCCTGGCCCTGTTCGTGGCCAGTGAGATTGTCGGCATGAGCAAGCTGCGTTCCAACAGCCTGCTGCAGCTGCTACTCACCGCTGCGATGCGCGCCTTCCCTTACTCCCCCAAACAAAAGGGCGGTGGCGGCCCTTTGGACCTGATCCTCGGCGTCAAGGCCAAGGACCGTCGCAAATGATCGACCGCGCTGCAATGACGCGGCAGCTTCGCCTGCACGAGGGCGAGCGCCTGAAGCCCTATCGCTGCACCGCCGGCAAGCTAACCATTGGGGTGGGCCGCAACCTGGATGACCGAGGCATCACCGCCGAGGAGTCCGCCTACCTGCTGGCCAACGACATCGCACGGGAGGAGCGCGAGCTGCTCCGGGCTTTGCCGTGGGTTGGCCAGCTGGACGAGGTGCGCCAGCGGGTGCTTCTCGACATGACGTTCAACATGGGGCTGGGTGGAGTGCTGCAGTTCAAGAACACCCTCGCCACGATCAAAGCCGGCGAGTACGCCAAGGCCGCAGCGATGATGCTCGACAGTAAGTGGGCCACGCAGGTGGGCCAACGCGCCGAGCGCCTGTCGCAGATGATGGCCACCGGCAAGACACCGCGTGAGCTATGGCCCAAGCCGTGAGGCACCGCTTCGAGGTTTTAATCAGCGGCGCACGCTGGCGCTTTGATTGCTGGGAGGACATACCCCAGGAGATTGATGAGGTGATCTGCTTTGAGCCCGTAATTCCGCCACCACCCCATACACGCAAGCAGCACGATGAGATCGAGCGTTGGTCGGACAGACTGACTGAGCTGCTAAGGAGGACCCATGCCACCCGCAACACGTGTAGGTGATCCAGACATTCCTCATTGCTCCCCGATGGTTCGCGCTATAGGCAGCTTTGACGTGTTTGTGAACGGGCGTCCGTGGTCTCGGCAAGGCGACGTAAATACTCCCCACCTATTGCCTGGCACCCCGTGCCCCACGCACGCGGCCCCCATCGCCATCGGCAGCCGGATGGTGTTCGTAAACGGCAAGGGCGGTGGCCGGGTCGGCGACAAGATTGCAACCTGTACGGCGGTGGCTGTCGGCAGCCACGACGTAATTGCCGGCTAGACCTTTAGCCCAGCCCCCACCTGGCGCACGGCGCTGCGAGCTACCTCATCCACAAGGTGCGCGTAGCGGGCGGTCGTCTGCGTGCTCCTGTGCCCCAGCAGCTGGCCCACAACCCCCAGGCTGTACCAGCGTGGCGCAGGGTAGTCCGGACGTGTTTGCCGGGCCTTAGCGGCACAAATTGAGGTTCCATGAGGTTCTTTGAGGTTCCATGAGGTTCCATGTGGGGGTGGGTTGCTAAATGCGGCCTTCCTGCTGGTGTATCCAGGTTTTTAGTTCGCGCACATACTGCCGCAACTGCTCAGCCTTTTCAGCGTGCCAGTGATCCC